TATCACAATGTGCGGAAGCACAATCAATCAAAACTACGGTTAAGAGTAGCGCGGAATCTGGAGCAACTCCCCAATTAATCCTGATACCGTTAGTTATCCATGAATCGAATCCGGCATAACATTCAACGGTATCTGCTGTTTCATCTAACAAAACAATAGACTTAGTTTTTGTGTAATATCTATAAGTCTGTGTGGTTGCTAAATTGTCCCCGCACCGATAGGTCATGGCCCATTCTTTTGTGCCATCTGTTGCGCCTACGGCCATGCGCGCCGTTGCTTTTGGTGTGCCATTTACAGTTGCGCCAGTCAAAAATAAGAGTGCAGCTTTTGGGGTGCCGAACCCGGCGATAGTAATGTCCTGCGTACCGTTGCTCGTATCACAAGCTACCTGGACGACTTGGACTTTATCTGCCATTTTTAAACACCTAAACGGGTAGCAATGCTTTGAGCATTAGGGTAAAATGCATTTGAATCCCGGCCCTCATGCAGCAATAGAACATCCCCGATCTCACAGGCTTTTGTCAGCTTACTATCAACAGTAGGTTCATCATCAATTAACCCAATTATTGCCTGGGCCTGAAAATCATTTCCTGTGATTACGTAATTCGTGGCCACTTCTATTTTGCTCAATGACCCTCTGGCATATTCCCGAAGAGCACAGACAAAACCATGCAACCCTATTTTTTTGTCTTCCCCTATTCCTGTCAATCTATCAAGTAAAGCCATCTATAATACTCCGGTTTGTGTAGTCCTACAAAATACTCGTGCTTCCAATCCCGCCACCCGTGCGCGGGTAATGCTTCGCGAGTTCTGTATCTGCTGCATTCCGCAGCTCAGGAACAATGTTCGGTGCAACACGTTTCCAACTCTTCGCCATCCCAAGTCGCGGCATGATCACAACTTTGTCTCGCAGCAAGAAGTACACGATGGGCTTTCCGTCACGGTTCATCCTTGCGAGAAATGGTTTGCCGCCACGCTTTTTCATAAAGATCAGGCCCTCAATTTCTCTCGGTGAAGAGTACTTAGATGCACCGGTGGGTTGCAGTGATGGACCTACCGGGATTGCTAGGTACTTGGATTTCTTGGGAACTATCGTTCCGCCGCGCTCGTGAATAGCAGCGTACTTTGACGTGGTCCACACCCTCAACACCGGGCGATTCCCTTTTGACATAACAGTGTAACGGAATGAGCGCGCCAGATCTCCAGACCTGCGAGCAAGCCCTGGACGCCCCCGTAGGCGAGTGCTGACCATGTAGTTCTCGAAGCTCCGACCGTGAACCTGGAAGGCTTTGACGGCAGCGTCATTGATAATCTCCGGGAAGCGATCGAATGTTACCATTAGCGCATCGATTTGCGCTTGCAGATCTCCGCCCGCGCTAGGCATAGCTATCTCGCCTATACTGTACAAGTAGCGACTTGACCTGTGGTAGAAAGTCGAGCTCTCCCCCCACAGATACTGAAGATCCAGCCACACTCACGGACGCCGTGCTGAGAGATTTGCGCCTCTCGAACCACGCGGCACCCTGGATGCGTGCGGCCATTTCGATATCAGGATACGCTGCCTCCAGGGCTTCTTGTGTTGCTGCGAGTCCGCCGGTGTAAACCACTTTGAGAACGCGCGGCCCATCTATCAGCGAATACCCATCAATAGAAAGCCCCCCGAGATCACCGAGTACTGTGTAGTTGCTCGACCCCAACGCTGTGCCGAATGTGCGACCAGAATCATTATACACCGCGATAGATTCCGCCGTGTCAACCGGGTACGCTTTCAGTAAGAAATAACTCTGTCCTGCTTCCACGTCATGGTACTCGGTCCGCTCGGTAGTCTCAACACCACGTGCGATGTACTTCTCCACTGCGGCAGATACGGACAGTGCGAACGCCTCCAGCAGCAGATCGTCATTGGTTGACGAGTTACTTCCCAGCAGCGCTTTTATATTGTCTTTTGTCGTTATCAGCATTGGTTTTCACTCGGGGAACCTTGGTTACAATTTCGCAATCGTCAGCAACTCTACGACTGCACGTCTCCATTCGGTGCGACCTTCTTCTTTGCACTACCTGGCTTTGCGGGAGCATCTTTTTTATCCTCCACGACATCCGATGCCATGTATAAGCGCTTGCCGGTGGCCTGCAGCACCGACTCCAAAACCTTTACCATCTCAGCATTAGCAGATTTGTCTCCGGCTTCGGCCAGGACAATCAGCTCTGTGATAGTGTCAGCATTTGCAACAGCAACCTCAACAGGCTTGGACTCTTCGCCAGGCTTTGTCGCTGTGACGTACAGGCTTTTTCCTGTTTGTCCCTTGATCATATCACTAACCTCCGCGAGCGCAGCGCGGGCAGTGCTGACTCCACTTGCGCCGAGGATACAGACGGTTGACATTCTCTTGATGAGATCTTTGTCAATGTTGATAGAGTCAGCAAGTTTGGCCGTCGCGTTCTCTTCGGCTTCGGTTCCGGTGATCCTCTCCAGCTTGTGTTCCTGCCCCTTGATGTTCGGGTCGCTGTCCATAACAGTATCACCGGCACCGATCGGGATCGACCGCTTGTCGCCAGTTGTGAAAACGTATCCGTTTCTGACCTTGTACATTTCTATTCCTTTCGCTCGTGTATCTCGTTCTGTGTGTTCAGACATAAACCAGGAAAGGGGGCTCAAGGCCCCCAACTCAATCGGTAACGGGTTTAATCCTTGCTTCCCCGCCGATGAACGCGGCCCCGCAGATGAAGCTCCCTGATGTACCCACAACTGTTCCAAGCGCCCTGATGTATTGCTTTTGCGGACGCAGGGCAAGATCATAAGTGTCGAACATCGGGATCACATGTGTTGCAGTGTCAAGCTCTGCACTACTAATATCTGTAAACGTATACTCCATCAGATATCCGACGCCATCCTTGGTCGTGACTGCTGTCCAAGTTCCGGCACTATCCTGGTAGGAAAAGTCGCCGCCGCTTGTTTCTGTCTCTGTCTGGAACGCGATGTAGTTGGTACCCGATATAGTATAATCTGCTTCGATCACCACCTGGAACGAATCTGTTGTGGTGAGCGTGAGGGGTCGGTCGAGTTCAAACATCATCAGCTCCCAGCTCGAACTCAGAGAGTCAACCAGAAGCGTGTCGTATGAATCGGCATGGTAAACAGTATTCAGCGGTTCGCCGGCGCTGTCCTTATAAACCGACACCCAGATTTTCTTACCGTCCGTGACAGTTCCCTCTTCTCTCATGTTGAGATAGATTTTGCTGATACTAGTTGCGGTTGTCGGTTTGAAATATACGGCAAAAGAAATCGAACTCGAATCAACGCGCAGCCCGTTAGCAACAGAATCTGCACCGGCGGTTGCGTTGTTCCACGAAACGCGCGCTGCCGCATCTGACTCTTGCATCTTGACATACAAGCTGCAGGCCGAACCGGCGGATGACTTGGCACTATTGAGCTCAACAACAGAGCTGCGATAGTTCCGGCGGTCAACCACTTTGGATCCGTAAGTTCCAACGGTGGTAGTTCTCGCTGCGGGATCGAAAAGCTCATGCACCCCGATGTCCCCACCGAGATTCCCACCGAATGCAGCCGATGCAAGCACCATCATCATGCAAACGGCGATAGCTCCGGTGGCCTTGAATTTCTCTCTCATTTTGTCACCTTCTCTTTTTTGTGTTTGAAGATGGCCGGGGTACTCGACCCCGACCTGTTCATCGCATTTACAACATGCTATCGGACAACCACCACTTACACGCCTGCTGTTGCAGCGTCATTGATAAGGCAGAAACTCTCAGGATGCCGTACTGCAATGTCGGCTTCCATCGTCGCCTTGACCCAGAGCTGATGCTTCGCGAACGCGTCCCCGCCGGAATTGGTAGACTCGATCAGCATGCCGCCCCACAACGCAACGAGCAGGCTGGACCAATCACCATAGTACACCTCTGTGAGCGCGGTACCGCTGCCCTTTGTGAGATTGATCGGGATCTGTGTAGTTGTCTTAAAAGGAGCGGACAACCAGTTTTCCAGATCCGAATCCGTTGGCGGGTGGAGACGATATGCGCCTTCTGTTCCGCCGGAGTACTCAACAACTTTTTCGATCTTGAGTCGGCGCTTGACGCGGGGATGGAAGATGAAACCAAGCGGTCCCATTGCTGCATCGTCATCCTCCAGCGTGCCCTCCATTTTGATGAGATGATCAAAGTTAATTGCGCCACCGTTGTCGCCGATAGAAACAGTGTTGATGTTCGGCTGCTGTGAAACTCCAAGGGGCTGGTTGTTTGCACCAGTACCGCGAAGGGCAGCAAGATCGAGCGCACGCTGCATCTGCTTGACGATGTCACCCTGCACAATTCCCTCAACTCCTGGATTCGACAACGCGACAAGACGGCGGGACATTTTGACGAGAGCTGCCAGCATGTTCGGGCTCAATGTGACCTGGCCAAACACCTGCTCTGATTCTGTGATAGCGGTATTCTCTGCAATCCATGCAGCCGTTGCGCCAGTTGTCAACTTCGGAATTTCGACGGGCGATCCAACCAGATTTGACAGTACCGTTGCCCCGGACTCAATGACAACAGTCTGAGCGTACAGCAAATCGATCATCTGAGTCATTGCTTGCGGCGGAACCAGGTACTCACCTTTGGTGCCGGTCGTAGCATCGAGAGCGCGACCATTGAAGTTTAGATCAGTTCTCTCTGCGTACTCTCTGCAGACAGAGCGTTCGTACTCGTTGTCTTTGTCTTCAAAGCCATGAGCAGCGCGGACAACCTGCATGATCGAGAAAACTTTCTTCTCGTGCTGCAGCCCGTCCATGGCGGTGGCGCGCTTCTTCACCTTCTCCATGACTTCGGCGACCGACGCTTTGACAGCAACGATATCACCCTGCATTGACTCGATAGATTTTTCAGCAGCTTCTTTGCTGATAGATCCATCTTCAAGGTTTTTTTGGATGCCCTCGAGCATCACTTTTAGTTTGAGCAGTTCTTCGTTCACTGATTAGCTCCTTTTTTTGTCTGTGTTAGTTTATCGCTAACGCTGTTAGCTATGCTGAGAACATTGTCAAATAGCCCTTTGGTTTCCGGTGTTTGGGCTGATTGCCCACCGGAGTCCGGGGTATCCCCATCATCGCCAATAAGTAAAGCGATACTGTTTTCAATTCCAATTGTCTTCGTGTTCAGATCTTCGATGCGCTTGCTGACTCCTGACAACTCTGCAAGCGACTTCGCTGCTTCATCAATCGTCAACCCGATCCTTTCGATTGACTCTTTGATTGTAAGTAGCGTAACGTCAACTTGAACAACTGGAGCGGGCACTACAGCCTTAACGCCATCCAACTGCACCAGAGCCTTGTCGATCATCTCCCTGACATTCTCCGGCGCTCCAGTCTCCACACTCTCGTCCTTGCGAAGCTTCTCCAAAATGTCGCGCCCGACAATTCCTTTCTGCACGCCCTTGGCAAAAGCATTCTGCACTACCGCTGCCGGATTGGCCCCGATTGGGCACGCGCTATCCTCAAGCAACACCTGCTCAAGAAATACGACACCCCAGCGTCCGAGACCCAAAGTCTTGCGCTCTTCCTCGTCCTCGACATATAGGATTTTCTTGGCGATGAACCCGACGCTGTTGCCTTTTAGAAATCCCGCGTTGACCAACTGGTATGCAACGTCCGCGAAATCGAATGTCTCTTTGAGCGCGAAAAGATTATCAATGATCAACTCGGTTCCAACTACCTCCCACTTTATGCCGGCACCGATGTTGGGATTTGAATAATTGTGGCACCACAAGAGTGCCGGATTAACTTCGTACCGTGTAAAATCCCAGCCATCCTGTTTGATGATGTCCCCATAGCTGTCTACGTCATCAGACGATGCGATGTAGCGCTTCACGCGCCCGGTGTACCGATCGTCCCACGGGATTGCCCTCTGATCGCACAGGCTCCGCAGTTCAGGCTCTTTGATTTCTGACGGGCCGACAAGCACGCTCTTTGAACTGCCTTGGTGGAGGAATGTCTCGCCGCTCTCGGTCTTGCCGGTCGCCTCGTTGGCAGCGTAGCGGTCGATTGTCTTCTGTAGTTCCTCAGGTGTGCAGTCGCGCAGTGATTTCATTGTTGCGAGTAGTTCTTCGAGTTTCATATATTCCTCCAGCGTTTTGGTTACAAAGCAGCGAGCTGTACACAACGGCAATTTATTATCTGATCCACGGGTCCACTCATATCCGAAGGGTATCTGAGCACTCCGCTCTTCCCGACATCCTGCATCCAGTTATGGCCTTTGTTTTTCTTCCCGGCCTGGTCGAATATCTTGTGGTCTTCGCGGACACTATCGTCGTTGGATGAAGACCAATCAAAATTCTTGACACCCTCACCAACAAAATTCTCGTTCCGTACCGCGCTCACCACCTGTGCGGTCTCGGTGCGTGCAATGGTCAGGCGTCGGCTCGGTTCGGAAATCGTATTGAAGAATGACTTGATCCGAGTTGTCAATTCTGTGACCGTTTCCAGTTGCTGGATACCATCAATCATGGTCGCCTTGAGTTCATTCCATGCCCGATCAGTTACGCCCCGGATCTTGTTCGCCTTCTCAGCCATGATGGGGGCGATGCGTGGATCCTCTATTCCCCATACGACGGTTAGGTCAAGCTCATCAGCCACTTCATCCAGGGACAGCACTGCTCCTTCCTGGCGGTACGGTTGAGACATTTTGACGAGCTTTGCCTGCCACTCTTTGTTGTTGAACAGCACATCGTCAAGCTCATCAACCGGGATGTCTGCGCGCGTGATCATCTTAGTGGCGTTGTCCCACAACTCCAACTGCACCTTCCGCATTTCATACCAGTACGTCTTCAACTTCTTGGTGAACGGAGCAACAACCGGAGTGTAAATATTCTTCTCGATCAGTGCCCGGAGTTCTCGTTGCTCGTGCTTCGTCCTGATCCGTTCGATCGTGTTGAACGCTGGCGCGAAGATCCCCGGTGTGCTCTTGGTGGCATCTGGTTTGTCATTGTTGTCGACAACATCCGATGCATCCGATTCCTCCACCGAAGTCAGCGAGAACGATTTGTACCACGTGTCACCCCATGTATACTTATCGAATCCCAGCTCCAGGCGAGTGTTCGCGTCATTAAATGTTGCACCCGACTTGACAAACCGCTCAAGCACCTCGCTCTTCTTGACCAGGTCTTCCCGCAGCGCCTCAACCGCCGATAGATCGAACATCACATAGTGGCCATTGCTCTCAGTGATGTTCGGGTTATCCATGAGCCGCTTGTTGAGCACATCTTCGATGTAGTGCATCTGAGGGATGATCGTGTTCTGCCAAAATGTCCGCTCTGCAATCTGCGCCGTCGATAGCTGCAGATCCTCATATATTGCGCCCATCATTTTGGGCACACCGTATGCTGCAAATGTTTCGTCGCGGTTCCATTTACGGCCCTCGAGAAACTGCATGTCTGCGTAGTTGACAGGTGTGCGGTCATACTTTGCGCCGTTCTGAAGCAGCGCAGTCCTTCCTGCTTTCTCTTCTCCCTGGTGCCGGTCGTTCCATTTCCGCAGGATTTGGTTCTGTTTCTCGGGTCCGACAAACTTGTCGAGCATAACTATCCCGCCAGGTTCTCCGCCGTTGTCGAACAATGCCTCGTTGAATCGGCCGGCCTTGAGATCCTGCGATGCGCTCATCTCCACCGTCTCTGCCGGGGCAAGCCCCTGGACCGATGATCCGTATGGTGAATATCGATAGAAATAGATGATCTGGTGCATCCTAACAGGCTTGTCTTTAGACCTGTCACCAGTGGTATTTTTCAGTATCCACGACTCAAGGACTCCGTTTTTAAACACCGGCTCAAGTCTTTCTTTTGGTACTGTCCAGATCTCGGTCGGCCATTCATTCTCCTCGACCATCGCGTCTTTGCCTTCAAGTATCCACGCCACTGCACCATCCAGGAGCATGTGGATGTTCCATGCTTCCCACAGCTGAGAGCGGGACATAACCGGGTTCACATTTGCAAACAGATCATACAGCGGCCCTGTCTCGACAACCTCAAAGCCGCGCCTCTCCATAGCGTCAAGGTCCATCGTGTATCGTTTTTCCATCGGGATATTGCGGATCTTCTGAAGCTCCATCTTGATGCGGAACTTCGGATCAGAAGCAGACCTCTTTGCTGTCTGAGCCTTGTCCTCTTTGACAACCACGAATGGCACCTGCTTGAATGCAGTAGCTATGGCGGTTACACAGGCGTAGGTCCACACGTGCTGACGGTACGGCTCGGTCACTGCCCCG